TTTTTCAAACACCGACTTCGTCAAGATGAGTAATAAGAAGTACGCCGCAACTGAACCGGAAGTAGCTAACGCAGATTGTGCGACTGACATATATTCGTTAATAAAGGGTATACAACAAGCCCAACTGACAGGTTCATTAGGGTTTAGTATCCAGTTTAAAAAGGGTCGGGCTGACCTTATGGCAGTCCAAGACTTTAAGAAAGTATAGGAGGAAACATGCAAACCATACGACCAGCAAGAGGTTATCTATTCTGCAAACCAGAAGAAGCTATAAAGAAAACAGCTAGTGGAATTCTGCTCAGTGAAAATTCAGCCGAGAAACCAAAGATTGCTGAAGTTATCAATATTGGGGCTGACGTGAAAGATGTTAAACAGAAGGACAACATTGTCTATAAGTCCTACGCCACATCGGAAGTCAAGATTGATGGTGAAGAATATTTCCTGATAGCCCAAGATGATGTCTTGGGTTTCATTGTTGACTATTAGTAAACAAGCACTACATGTGCTATAATTAGGTTAAACAGCGACGCTATCGAAGCTGATAACTCTTTTGAGGTATCACTTCGTTGGCTCGCAAATCTCAACAAGATACAAATAAGTCTAACCCTGAAACCAAGGGTGATGCTGTTATTGACACAAAAATAGATGAACTATTAAGCCAAAAACAGGCAGCCTGGGATGCTCTACGGCCTATCCAATCCACTTGGAGTGACCGGGAGCGTCTTTTAATTAACCGACCCGCCGATACATATTCACAGAAGTCTACTAGGTCACATGTTACTGACGGACACCTAGCAACCCTCGCCTTTGACCGCCAAGCACGGGTAGCTGCTCAGTTACCAACCGGTACAATCTATGCCCTGGATAGCAAGGATGAAAAGAGCGCCTTGCTCATGAACCTTGTCTTAAACAAATACATCCTGCCGAACGCAAACTCACAAATGGATGCGCTGACGAAGCTCCGGATGACAGGCGTGTACGCTTCACTTTACGGCGCCTGTCCTATTCTTTATGACTACCGGGTAGATGATGAATACATTGGCCCCGACTTTTACATCATCCCTCCTCGCAACTTCTACCCGCAACCTGGCAAGAATTCTATTCGTGACTGTGACTGGGTGATGGTATCGACTATCGTCTCATTGTCCTACCTCATGGGTATCGGCAAGAAGGAAAAGACGAGCTGGAACACTAAAGCCGTTAATGAATTAGTGTCAATGGCTAAAAGCGGTACGGTGCCTGAGCGTGATATTGATTCATCTAAGAAATCCAGTATTGAGAATAGCCGGACGTTTGGCAGACCTTACGGCGACAAAGGGCCAGCAGCTCGTATTGAACTTGTAACCAAGTATGAAAAAGGCTCCAAGGGTCGCTGGATTACCTTTGCACCTGACTTTAAAGACGTTGGTATCTTACGGTCAATCCCGAACCCCCACAAGAACGGACGCATCCCAATAGTTATGCGCCAGTGCTTCCCATTGGTTGACTCTATCTGGGGACTTGGCCACTTTGAACTCGGTATCACCCTTCAGAAAGCCAAAGACTCGCTGATTAACTTGTACCTCGACGGCGTTAAGTTAGCTATCTTTCCACCGCTTAAGATAGACCCGACTCAGACAACAATGAGCACCATTCGCATGGAAGCCGGTGCGAGGTGGTTGATGAAATCACCTGATGCTGTTTCTACCCACGACTCGCACGGTGGTGAAGCCCTCAACAACTTCCAGGGCACCTACGAGTTTATTACTTCAGCTTTGCTCAACCAGTGGGGCTCTAACTCCCAGCAGATTAGCAAGCAAATGTCTGGTAACCCCTCGCTTGGTAAAACACCCCAAGCCATCCAAGCCCAGCAGGAGCGTGAAGACGCGCTCGTTAACTGGGACAGGTTCCAGCTCGAGAAGACTATCGAAGACCTCTTAGAGGGCATGATTAACCTGCTAGCAGAGAACCAAGAGAAACCGATTAACTTCCACGTCTTTGATGCTGACGTACAACGGATTATTAACCAGTGCGGCGACTACGACGACCTAGGTCAAGCCCAAGTCCCTGACTACATGAAGGTCATGGGCAAGAGTGCCCGGTTGACAATAGCCAAGTCTCTTATTAAAGGCAACTACAAATACATCGTCGATGCTAGTTCAACCATGAAGCAGGACGAAGAAGCCCAGGCTGAGACACTGACCCAAATCCTCGGCTTCTACATCCAGAACCCACAAGCCATAGACCAGATACTCCAACAAGACGGTTACCAATTCAACTTCGGCGAAGCCTTTAAGTCTTACGTCTACAACTCAGGTGTCAACGACCCTGACTCGATAATCTCTAAGGTTGGTGGTCAGAACGGTGAAGGCGTACCCCAGATGCAGCCGGCACAAATCGACCCTACTCAGTTACAACAATTCCAAGACCCACAGATACGTCAAGTCGCGGCCCAACTATTCCAACAGCAACCACAACAGCCAATGCAGCCACAAATGCCACAGGAGGGGATGAATGGATAATAACGCACTAACCGACTTTCCAGTACTAAATCTCGAACCAATCCAACACATCGAAGACCAAGTAGTCAGTGCTGCTGAAGATTCAGACAAAGAGTTGGGCAGTTTACTAGCGCACAAAGGCTGGCAACGGATAGCCACCGAGATGAAAGCAGACATAAATAAACTCCGAAACTTGACTGGCGCAGATGTAGTTGGAAAACCATTTGAAGAAATCGGCCAGAAGTTTCTAGTTTCATCACTCACAGCCGACCACCTACAGAAGTACTTAGAAAAGATTGAGAACGCAGCTAAGGCGGTAGCAGATGCAGAACGAGCCAAGCAGCCTAAATAACGGAGACAAAGCCTATGTAGACCTTACCCAGATACCCCAAGCCACACTGCAAGGACACATGTGGCGGCAAGAGGGGACGCTACTGATATGCCAGTCCTGTTCTTTCAAACATTCAACCTTTATCCAACCCGGCTATCAACTATACGGGATAGATGACAATGGTAAGCCGCTGATACGGAAGATTACCGTTAAGAACTGAAGCGCGGGGGCCAAAAACCGCAAAATCGCCCCTGCACTTGAGCGCTTAACGCTCACGGCGACGACATGAGCCGCTAACGAGGTCTGTAAATAGGAGGAACGCATGGACGATACCGCCCCAGCACCAGTGGCAGATGCTCCCGTAACGGAAGCACCAGTGGCTGTAGAAGACAACAGCCCGCAACCTACGCCAGTTGCAGAAACAACAACTTCAGAAACGCCAGCACCAGAAGGGCAAGCTGAACAAGCTCCAGTCAATGAGCCAGCCCCCGAAGCACCACAAAGCGAGTCTGAACGCCAGCCCAGTAGAGCCGAACGGCGCATACAACAACTGACAGGACAACTTAAGGAACTGACGCAGCCGAGCCTACCCACTCCGCCGCTACCGACGTTGCCATCACCATCTCAGAAACTATCTGAGATGCTACAGGGTCAAGAATCGATTGACCCGGTAGAGCTTGACAGAATGGTCGAGCAGCGTGAACAGGCAGTACGAGGTTTGAGTTCGTTAGAAGTCCAGCAGTTACGCCAAGAGATTGTCCAGCAACGGGCAGTCGATGGAGTCGAGAAGATAGCCGCTATATTGCCGACGCAGTACGCCGAACTTAATCCCGACTCGCCGAAATACAACCCCGTTCTCGAAGAAAAGATTGAGGCGGCATTCAAGGCACAGGCTGTCGTGCGTAACCCTTACAACCCTAGTCAAACTATGGTGTTACCGGATGCCGAGAGGGTACTCGCTTCCGTCGCTAAGGATTACGTCGAAGTGGCGCGAGCCGCTGCGGAACAAGGCAAGGCCCAGACGAATGCGACGCTTGCCCAACAAGCCGACAATAGCGCTGTTACTCCGACGACTGATACGCCAACTGAGAAATCATTTGCCGATATGAGTCTATCGGAACAGGAAGCCTACTTGCGCTCCAAAGGCCACGACGTTTAATTTCTGTCTACCTTCGCCGACATAAACAACTAAACCCAAAGAGGAAATACCCAAATGGCAACTACTACTACCTCTACCCTGTCTGGTGAACTGCTTGCTTACCTTGAGAAGCGATTCCTACAGCGTTCACGCGCTGCTATCGTTTACGGTGAAGGTGCACAGAAGCAAACCCTCCCAGCAAACAGCGGTAAGAGCATAACATTCAACCGCTACAGTCCTTTGACTGTCGCTACTACTGCCTTAACAGAAGGCACCAACCCATCAACTGTACAGCCTAGCGCTGCCCAGGTGACCGCTACGCTTGCCCAGTACGGTAACGTAGCTGCTGTGACTGACCTATTGTTCGTAACTTCTATTGACCGTGAGGCCAAGGAAAAGACCGACCTAATGGCTCAGAACATGGCTGAAACGCTTGACCAGTTAATCCGCGACGAATTGTTCACCGGTGCAACTGTTCAGTTAGCCGCTGGCCGCTCACAGCTTACTGCTGTCGCCAGCACCGACCTGCTTACTTCTACTGAAGTTCGTAAGGCTCGTCGTACTCTCCGCAAGAACAACGCTATGCCTTTCGAAGATGGCTCTTACCTCGGTAAGATCGGCCCTGACACGAGCTTTGACCTTGTCAACGACTCTGTTTGGCTTGCTGTTAGCGAATATGGCGACTCTGCTAAGAGTGCAATCTTCCAAAACGAAGTTGGTAAATTGTTCCAAGTTCGCTTCGTGGAAGCTACTAGCAACCAGAAGTCTGAGAGCTCGACTGTTACGGTCTTCTCTAACTTCATCCACGGCCAGCAAGCATTCGGTACTGTCGACCTCGACAGCCTACCTAACGGCTTGATCATCAAGCAATCTGGTGACCAGGACACAAGCAACGCGCTTAACCTGTTCATGACGATTGGTTGGAAGGCTGCCTTTGTCGCTAAGACATTGAACGCCAACTGGCTTGTCAACATCAAGACTGCAGCTTCGGCTTAATCTTGGTAGCCCTTAGAGGGGTGGGGTTAATCGCCCCTCACTAAGAAAGGACACACATGAAAGATGTAAAACGAACCGTTCGTGGACAGAAGTCTATGGGCAAAGGTTCTATCCCTGGCAAAGTCCGACTCCACCCACACACTGCAAAGGCTTTGAGCCGTGTTGCTGTCAAGTCGGGTACTGGCAAGAAAGGCCCAAGCACCGGTAACGGTCTAAGCGGCAAAGATTCAAGGTACTAACATGCCCAGTAAGCGCTTACTGAACCTCATGGACGACTCCGAAAAGAAAAAGGCTATGTCTGCTTCTGCTGCGGCTAAGAAAGCTCGTAGTGGTGCAGATATGGGTAAAAAAGGTAAAAACTTCAGTAAAATCGCTGCCAAGGCTTCCAAAGAGTACGGCAGTAAGAGTGCTGGTGAGCGTGTTGCTGGGAGTATCTTCCAGAAGATGCGCAAAGCCGGAAAACTATAGGAGAACTTTATGGATTTACAAGAACCAGTACAACAAGTACAAGTCGCTGCCACCGTGCAGGACATCATCAATGACCACATCAATGGCTTGTCTGGCTACCAGATAGCTGAGAAGTATGGTTTAGACACAGAGAAGGTAAAACACATCATTAACGAAGCTGACCGTCGCCTGGCTTTCGTCCCTGCGGATGAAAACGGCAACAAGACTGCTCCTGTTGATGCTGTAATTGAACCTATCATCCAACCATTACCCGAAGGTGAAAACCCAGAAGTAGGTAAGGTCAAAGGCCACAAGTAATGTCACGGCGTGCTCCCGGCAGAACCAATCATATGACGATGCTGCTGGAGCGACGTGAAAGGGCCGAGAGATACTCCCCTGAGTGGAACAATGTACAGCTCAAGATTGA